CCAACAATTCAACGAGGCGGTCAGTACAGCGTACAAGTACAACAAGCTGGTCGTAACAAGTTGATGGACTTAGCTGATGCTCTTGGTCAAGTTAACCCTATACTCCAGCAATACGGTAAGTTACAGAAGGTGCAGGAGCAGATCGGTATAGAGGAAGCGGAGCTTATAGAAAGAGACCAACTACTCAACGAAGCTAAAAAGAGCGGAAGAAAAGGTGGAGGTGGTTTTAGTCCTTTTGCTAATGCTAACAGAGAAATAGGACGAAGAGATGCATTGCTTAAACGACACATAAACGAAGTCGCTCTTCCTAATTTAAGTTTAAAAGCTAAAGACTTAATTAACCCAGAAGCATACGAGACTAACGAGGATTTCAACCAAGCTGTACAGGAAGTTATAGCACAAGAGAGGGAAGCTTTATCAGCAGCTGTAGGGCCTAACATGGGAAACAGTGCAGCGGCTAAGGCTTTGTGGAATGCTGTCGTACCGAAGTATACTAACGAACTAGCGTTGAAGTACGAGGAGGAGAAGGAGAAGTTTGTAATAAGCCAAACACTTAACGAAGGTCATTTACAACTAGAAGCTTTAGGTAGTGATGCCACTTTCAACGACATCGAATCTGTTGTTAATGGGTACGACAAAGTACTTGACGAAAAAAGTCCACACTTAACAAAGCAAGAACGTACTGCTCATCTAACCGACATGATGAAGATAAGGTTGGAGTCGTTAGTAGCACGTCGTCGTTTTCAAGACGCAAGTAAGTTAAGAGGATACATGGAGGGAATTAAAGTTAATGGTAATAGTATCTTCCAATCTAAAATAGCAGAAAAAGATTTAAATTCTATAACCAAGGAAATAAACAATAAGATCGCCTCTTTGAAAACAGAAAACAAAACGGCTGTTGATAAAGAGTGGAGCGGTTTATGGGGAGGAGCATTGAAACGTTTACCAGCGAGCATGACTTACGAGCGTTTTCAAAACAACCCACTGTCAGTACAGACTGTTAAAGATGCTTTATTGTTTATGAATCCTACACTTGTGGACGGGGAAGAAGAGGGTCAACTCGACTACATAATTAAGAACGAGATATTTAACACAGACGTAGCACCTTCGTTAGCTTTAAACGATGCTTTATTAAGACAAGCGTACAACGATCCCGACCGAGCATTACCTCTGTACCGTAGAACTCAAAAGTCAGTAGGCACTTTTATTGCGGAAACAGCAGGAGCTTTAGAAAGAGAAGTAAACTTATACTCACCTTCCGTACGTAAATCCCTTGAGGAAGAGTTTTTATTGAAACATGAGACAGCTAGTGCTGGTCAAAAAGAATACGACTTTGACACGTTTTTAAGTGAAAAAGGAATAGATGCTTCTCCTTGGTCTTCAGCTAGATCGATTAGTAAAGAAGCTAACGCTGGTTTGTTTGCTACCCAGTTAGATGAATTTAAAAAGATAGAAGCTACAATTAAAACAGATATTACAAGCACAGCACAGGAGGTAGCGGGTGATAAACAAATAGACGATGTTCTTCCTCCTAAGTTTGATGAGAGTCACGCCCTTACGTCTGCTCCTGTAATAAAGCAAAAAGTATTAGAGTACGCTAAAGCTGTAGAACTTGACGAAAACATACCCGCAGTACAAAAGCAAGGTATGGTTGTTAAAGAAATCAGAAGGCTTCAAGACGAAGATAAAGCTATATTTAAACAACTAGCAGAGATTTCAAAACAACGTGTTAAGGAGTTTAAACCCCCTGAAGAAGTGGAGTTAGAAGCAGTAAGGGCAGAAGTACAAAAAGAGAAAGAAAGATTTCGACCGGGTGAAGGTTTAATAAAACAATTTTTAAAAGAAGCACCATCTGAGTATAGATCTCTTATAGAAGGAAGACCTACTTTAAGTACTATAAATAAAGATAGACAATCACTAATGGCTGCTATTAAAAACAAAAACACATCTTTCAATGAGCAAACAAGGTTAACTAACCTGCTTAAAGCTAGTGTATACGATCATGGTTTCTCTAGTTATTCTCCTGAGTCGGCTGAAGTTTTAAAGCAGACAGGTTTTGATTTTGGTGATGTAGTTCTGTTTGGGAGTAAGGACGAGCTTGACGAAGTAACTCTTGATAGATGGCTGACTGTTATTGATAAACTAGAAGGAGAGCAGCGTCAGGAGTTGACAAAAGAAGACAAGGCTTTATTAAAAGAATTTGGAGAGTTTAAAGTTTACGATGACGAATCTTTTATGCAGTTCAGGAAAGCACAGATAACTTTAATGAGAGATAGAGACTCTAGGTAATGTCTGAAACACTAGAAGCTAGAAGGCAAGCTATACTAGCCGAGGAAGAAGAGTATTTTGAAAACCTTGAGCTTGAGAAGCAAACTGAGGTAGAACCTATAGAGAGTACTTTTGTTCCTACGCCTGATTTGGAGGAAGCTAAGATTGCTTTTGAAGCTACAGATGAGAGCACTACAGCTGAGATAGGTAAGCGTTTAAAATGGATGGTAGATCACAAGGAAGCTCTTGCTTATAAGACAGGGACAGAGGTTGTGGGAGGTATGAGCTTACAATACGCCGCTGCTAAATACGCTCCTAAGATTAAAACAACACTACAAGCAACACGCTTAGGATCAATGATGGGGTTTGCAGGCCCACAAGCTTTAGAACCTACTTCGACTGCTGTTGGTGTTGCTGGTTTTGTGGCATCTGAGGTAGCCTTAAGAATGTTACCTTGGGCACTTTCCAATCTTGCTGGTCAAAAAGTAGGAATGGAGTTAGGACTACAAGAAGAATATTCATATTGGGAGACAGCAGGGGCGGCTATATTTTCTTTAGCGAAAGTGGAACAACTTGCGGATAAAACTTTAAGACTCGGTGTGAGTGGTTCTTGGGCGGGAAAGAACATGGCTGTTAATGGTGTTAAAACTTTTGTTAGCGGTGCGATCTTAGGTTCAACAGAACAGTTGTTCGTCCAAGAGATGGAGGCTAGGTTCAACGGGAAAGAGAGAGATAAGTATGCTTACCTATTCGGTGCTGCTTTCGGAGGGGCTTTTAAGACGGGCATCGAGGGTCTAGGTGGTTTAGCTCGTTCTAAATGGGGAAGGCAAGAGTTACTAGATATAACCGAAGGTGTTAAAGAAAGAGTAAAAGAATCTAAGGTTGAAATACAGTCTCAGATTGACGGCTTAAAACAACCTGTTACTAAAGAAGTCAGCTCTGGTATAAACTGGGAAGCAAGCACCGCTCCATTGCAAAAGAAGATAAACGAACTAGAGAAGCAGCTAAGAGATAAAGATATTCAGTTGCAGATGCTAGAAGACTCAACCAAACAAATTGAAGCGTCTAACAAAGCTGAAGATATAATAGAGGAAGAAGGCTCTACCGTTACTCCTATTGAAGAACATATTGAGGCTGCTCAAAAAACAACTAAAGAAGCCTTAGATGAGTTTAAAGCAGAGGAAGTAGTAACACCTGAGCCTGAGATTGTTGTTGAGAAACCTAAAGATATAGAACCTGCACCCGAAGATATTAAGGTAGAAGAACCTTTAGAACCTGCTAGACCTCGTTTTGTAGATGATGTTAGGGAATCCGCTTTAGATGAAGCAACTAAAAGGTTTAAGTCTTTAAAACTAGATGACCCTAAAGCTAATACTGAAGGGCCTAAACTCGCACAACTTATAACTAAAGTTAGAGATGAGACCGAATTAAACCTACATAAATATAAGGAATCTATAGCTAACGCTTACATAGCAGACAAGCAGGTTGATGTTAAAGATTTAGAAGGTTCTTTAAAAGAAGTCAGGTTCCTACAGAATGTATACGAAGTTAAACATAAGGTAGATACGTTTGCTGGTAGGTTTTTACAATCAATGGCTCCAGACGCTCAATCTAAGTTTGAGTACACAAGCGAGTTGAGTGAGGCAGCACTAGAACAGAGTCACGCTTTAATTAGATTAGAGAACGCTTTAGTAGAGCAGATTAAAGGTGTCCAACATAATGATTTGATTGTAACGCTTCATGATAATTACTTAGATATAAGACCTGCTCAAAAAGAAAAAAGCAGGCAGATACGTAAGAAGTTAAGGGAGCAATACGAAAGTTTACCGAAGGATGAGCAGCAAGAAATAACAGAACCTAAACCGGTAGACGAAGCTGCAGCACAAGCAAAGCGTATAGCCAAGTTACAAAAAGAATTAGAGGAGCGACAAGAAATCTTTGTAGGCGAGAGAGAGGAACCCAAGGTAAAAGAACCTAAGGAGAAGACTCTACAGGAAGCAGACTTACAAGCTCGTTTAAAGTTTTATAAAACGGACTCAAAAGAATCTAAAGAGATTGCGGGACTTGAAGAAAAGCTGGATAGGTTTTTTAAGTTATTAGACGAGGCGGATATTGAAAAGATAAGGCAAGAGGTAGGCCCTGCACCTGAATGGGTGAAGCCTGACAAAGTTAATGGTTACTTAACTACCTTAAGAGATGTTGTCAAAAAGACAGAGAAAGATTTAAAACAACAAGTAACGGAGTTCGACTTAAGCTTACAAGACCCAGATCAAATAGTGGGTACTGTTCAAAAAGAATTAGCTAAACTTGAGCTGAAACTTAACGAACTAAGAAAGCGTTTTGGTGACTTAGACGCAATTAAAAGGATACCGAAAGAACAAACTGAGTTAGACCCTGAGATTGTTGAAGTTAAAAGACAGATAGAGTTTTATAGGAAAGCAGAACAAGATGCGTTACGTTTACAGGCCAAGTATAAACAAAGAGCTGAACTAGCCGAGAAACAAACAGCACCTTTAGGAGAACAGCGGGAGTTTATAACACCTAAACCTGAAGGGCCTACTAAGGTAAAAAGCGAAGAAGAGTCAGGACTAGATAGCGACATAGCCTTTCTACGTAAAAACATAAAAGATAGGGTAAATGAAATAGATCAAGCTGCTAAAGATATAGACCCAGAAGAACAAGCACGTAGATTACAGCGTCAATACGAAGCCGAGGAGGTCAAACTAAACAAGCAACTTGAAGAGTACCGTGCTAAGTTTTTAGCTGTTAATGAGATAGAGTTTGAAGCTACTGGTAAAAAGAAGAAGATAGAAAACGATCCTAGGTTTAAAGAGAAGAAAAGACAACTCAAGTACTACAAGACTGTTATTGCTGAAATACCTAAGTTACTAAAAATAGAACAGGAAATAGCTAGACTTGCAGATATAAAAGGCAGAGCTATTGTGGGCGAAATACGAGCAGAGGTAGAAGCTAAACCTAAAGGGCCTAAAGTAGAAACAGCATTAAGTAAGAAGCAAAAAGAAAGAGCAGCTATAAAAGCTGATATGCGTAAGACTATTACAGAACTTGAGAAAGCTAACGAGTTTTTAATTAGACAAGACAAAAACATAGAACTAGTGGATTATCTTGTTGAATGGGATAAAATGACTTCTGAGCAGAGTTCTTTAAACAAACTAGCTAAAGGTGTTAATACTGCCTTACGTATGCGGAAGAATGGTTTCCTTATGCAAGCAGGGTCTATGATAGCTGGTTTTCCTAGTGCTACCTTTGAGTGGGCACGGACAGTCACAGCTAAACCTTTGACTACTTTTTTGTACGAGAGTATTAGAAATAAAAGTTTATCAGAAGGTATACAACTAGCTCGTTATGAGTATAAAGCAGGAGCTAAGCTGTGGTCGGACATAATGCAATACCGAAGAGCTGCTAAACAAACATATAAGACAGGGCGTAGTGCAACGGATCACCAAGCAGGTAAAATGTTTTCCTCTAATTACAATATAAACTCCAAGAACGTAATGGAGACTGCTTCTATAAAAGCTAGGAAGCAGAAGATAAGTCAAAAGACTATGGAGGAAATGCTTGAGCAGATATACAAAGGAGACTTAGCAGCATTAGTACACATCTACGATAACTTTTTAACAACAGGCGGGAGAGCTATAGGTACATTCGATGAGGTGACAAGAAGACCCGCAGTGTTTCATGCTTTATATTCAGAGTCTTTGAAGGATGCCTTTCACACACACAAGGGTATTAAGGATAAAGTAAAAAGAGAAAAAGCTATTGAAGAGTATGCTGAGAAATTATTCAACGAAAGAATTACACAAGAAGACGGCTTGGCTGTTTTAAACGAAAACGGTAAAATAAACGAAAGAGTACGCAGAGTTAATGAAGCTTTCTTCTTTGGTTCTAACACTGATGATATACCAGAACTTCATAATAACTTTGCTGACCAAACTGTTAAACTTATAGAAAAACTAACACGGAATAAAAACAATCCTGCTGTAATGTTGTTTAAGGAACGTAATCCTTTTATAAACATGGCTATACGAGGAACTTACAGAGGTGCAAAAATAGTCGCTTTCCCTGCAGCTATGACTCGTGTTGGTTATTTTAATCCATACGCAGGTAAGATAAGGAAGTACAATAAGCAAATTCAAAAGAGCAAATCGATGTTATTGGATAAGCCTGAACTTCTTTCAGATGAGATGAAGGCTGATGCTTACAAAACAATAGAAGACAACCAGCGGAAGATACAAGACGCCGAGGTAAGAAAACATATCTACAATCAAGAAACTATAGCCGATTCATTTATGGGGGCTGCTGTGTACGGTTCTGCTTTTGTAGCAGCGTGGAATGGAATGATGACAGGATCGCAAGTATGGTTGACACAAGAGCAAAGAGAAAACATGAAGATGTACGGGGGTACAAACAACTACGACTTCTTTGGTTTTGATTACAGATACTGGGATCCCGTTAAACACGTTATGGCTATGACAGCTGATGTTGCTGTATGGAGTAAGATGAAGCTATTACAAAGCATAACAGGGGAGAGGTTACTTAACAAAGACCAAGATTTCATAACCGTTGTTACTCGTTCGTTTGCTCAGATACAAAAAGACGCACCTTTAAATTTAGGTGGAGCCGAGATAGTCGATTGGTTGGAAGCTGATGGTGAAGCAAAAGAAATAGCATTTAATCGCTTGGTATCTAGTTGGTTTCCTGTACCTGCGTTTTTAAAGAAAGCAATGAGAAGGTTAACTACAGGAGGTAAAGTCGCAGATTTGAGAGGTGGCGATTGGTATGAAAGAACTCTTTATCAAATGTTTGGTGTTGGCCCTGAAAATTATAAAACTGATTTGTTTGGGCACGAGCTAATAGATACTAGTAACTGGGGTACAGATCAGCTAAGGTTATGGCAAAGGTCTAAAGGTTCCGCCGCGGATATGGACGAGAGACTTAGTGAGGTCTTACAATCCGATCAAATAGGAGTGATAGATAATAGCATACCTACTGTGATTTTAAATAGAACCATTACGATGACGGACTTTACAGATGACGATGGTGTTCACTTAGAATACGCTTTTGCAAAGAGACTTCAGACTTATAAAAGAAACGGTAAGACTTTGAGGGAGTCGTTTATTAAGAAAGTTTACGATAAAGAATTTGCTGAAAAATTAAAAAAAGAAATAGTAGACGATACTAGAGAAGATAAGTTACCAGTAAACGAAGGGCACTACGAATTAGCAACTGAAGCGAGGTCGTACTACAAAGGCTTAGAGGAAGTTATATTAAAAGATAAAAACTTTTTACTTCAATTTAGAAACGAAGAAGGAGAAAACTTGTACAGTGTTGTTAAACAAAAGCAGCAGCAAGGTAAAAGACGTCGACAAAAAACAACTGAACCTCTGTCAATTAAACAAGCAGGTAAACTAGATGTTGATGTTCTTGAACTTTTAAAACAAAATCCTCAAATAAACAGGGTTAATGACTAAGTGCTTGAACTCTTCGCCCAATAGACAATAATATAAATACATAATCATGGCTAACTCCTACCAAGACTACACAGCGACATCCGATCAAGTTGCTAACGGCTTCTCTTTTTCCTTTCCGTATCTATCTGACAACTCAGGTGTAGCCCTGCTTGATGTCTATGTACAAGGAGTAAAGCTTGCTACTTCTGCTTACACGATCTCTACATCTCCTCAGAAGATTGTTATAGCATCAGACAGTGTAGCAGTAGGTAACGCTGTAAAGATTGTCCGTAACAGTTCTACTAGTGAAGCTCTTGTAGACTTTGTTAACGGTTCAGTACTTACAGAGACAGACTTAGACAGAGGTTACCAACACGGTTTTTACTTGTCACAAGAAGCAGCGGAAGGTGCAGGTGGCGAACAACTTAGTAAGAAAGGCGGTACTGATTACAACGCAGACGGTGCTAAGATAACAGACCTTGCAGACCCTACAGCTGCTCAAGACGCTGCTACTAAGAACTACGTAGACTCTCAAGACTTTGCAGATCGTGCTTATATTGATGGATTAGGACTCGACCACTTTGACGGTAGTAACTTGTCGGCTTCTGTTGATATGAACGGTAATAGGCTTACTGAAGTAGCTGATCCGCTTGTTGTAAAAGATGCAGCCAATAAGCAGTATGTGACAGCAGTAGCCGATCAGTTGACACTAGGTACTGGTGCTACACCGGGCTTCTCTACTTTTACACAAACAGGGACTGATACAGATTTTGAATTAACTTTCACACCTAACCACAGCGACTCTCAATCCTACTTGGTAACAGTAAACGGAGCAGTGCAATCACCTAATGACTATACGATAGTCGGAGGTTTAAATGTACTACGCTTTGACTCAGCTCCGGCAGCTAGTGCCTCTATTGTTATTATTGAAAGAGGGTACAGATACGCTTATTCTTATGTATCTAACACTTTAGACTATGGCTCTGTAGCTGTAGCAGGAGCAGACGACTACGTCGATTACGGAGCAATACTATAAAACTTAATAAATATGAGTAACATACAAGTACAATTACGAAGAGGAACAACCGCTCAACACGGTAGCTTTACGGGAGCACAAGGCGAGCTTACAGTCGATACCGATAAGAACGCACTGGTGTTGCACGACGGGAGTACCGTGGGTGGTAAGGTTATAGACCCTCAAGATGTCGTTAACGTGTTGGACTACGGAGCGACTGGTGACGGATTAACCGACGATACTACCGCTATTCAAGCAGCTATAAACAGTGGTGGTAAAACAATCTTATTTCCTGAAGGTGTTTATAAAATATCAGACACGCTTGAATTTACTACAAGTTCTGAAAGAAATATTTTAGGGGAAGGTGCTGAGATTTTAGTAGATTCTTCTACCACGGATGTCGCTTTATGGTTTAGTGGTGAAGCTTATGTGGCAGACCGTGGTACTGCTTACTGGGATGTAGGTACAAGGACTGGCGGCACTGCTTTGTCTGGTGATGTTGTGCGAGGAGATCGCTCTATTCAAGTAGCAAGTACAACAGGTATTACAAAAGGTTCTTGGATAAGATTGGCTTCTACTGATTTATTCATACCTGATGTAAGCACCCATAGACACGGAGAACTTAGACAAGTCCAAGAAATAGACGGAACTACACTTAAATTGGATGGCGGTTTGTTCGCTGGATACACAGCGGCTAATACTACAGTGTTTCCTCTTGTGATGCCTGAAGTACGTATCAAAGGTTTAAAAGTAACAGGTGCGGATGATGAAAACTCTTTGACAGGTATTCTACTTTGGGAATGTCAAAACGTGTTCTTAGACGGAGTTAATGTCTCAGGCTTTAATGACAGAGGTATTGATATAGCTTTATGTGCTAATGTAAATGTAAACGGGTTGTCTGTTAATTTTGCAACGAAGTCTTATAGTGTTACTAATCGTACATCTTATGGGTTAGTTATAAATAGTAGTCAGTACGTCAATATTACAGGAGGTACTCTTAAAGGAGGTCGTCACTCTTTTGCTACAGGTGGTTATGATCCTTGTAGGTTTATAACTTTGTCAGGTGTAACGGTCATGACAAACGACGTTGATAATTTAGATGTTGCAGCTTTAGATTCGCATGAGAACATCGAGTTTTTAAGTATAAGAGACTGTACGATACATGGAGGTGCTGATCTATCGGGAACAAATATCGAGGTCGCCGACTGTCAATTAGATGTATCAGAAGAAACTTTAGCAGCTTTACGCATAAGACCGGCAGCTACTTGTGAGTATATAAAAGCAAATGGTAATGTAATTTTCGGAGATAGCGACTCAGTTGGCGGTATCGTTATAAAACACTTATTCGATAATATTAATGTAAAGGTAGTTGAAACTTCAGGTAATAATATCACCATTAACACGACATACCAACGACCCGGTATAGGTTTTGAACCTGCTGATGTAACAAGCCCCACAGTTACCGTTTGGAATTGCAGCAACAACCGTGTCCTGCATAACTCTACCAATACATCTTCTAGCGGGATAAGTAATTATGATGCAGCTAATACCACACGAATTGCAGATTGTTCAAAAATTAATCTTACGAACAACTATGTAGTGCAAGGGTCAGGTGCAGGTAGAGCTTTAGATATTAGAAGAACGACACAAGCTGGAGGCGTTTATTTAAGTAATAATAGATTTGAAGCGACAGGTGCTGTAGCAGCTTTTCTAATTTTAAAACACGATAAAGTAGTATTAGTAGAAAATGAAATTATAGGAGGCTCTACTCCTGCTGAGAATAAAATTCAATATGCAGATCGTATAGAGGTTGTAGGAGGTTTGGTTACTAATGCGTTATACAACGGAATACGCTACCAAAACTATACTACATTAAGTGAGAACAATCTTAGGAGAGAGAACTGCACGGTTGACCACTCTAACTTCACTCCTACTAATACATTCACAGCACATTCGTGGGGCATTGTAGATTCGTCAGGTACTCTTGGTGATGGTTACAATATTAGTTCAGTAAGTAAAATAACCACAGGTCAATATCGTGTTACTTTCTCAAACAGGCAGAGAGCTAATGACTATCCTTGCTTCGCTACGAGAAGAGATTCATTAGGAGATATACGAACTGTTGCACTTAATTACAATTCTTTTGATGTATACACAGGTACTGACACGGCTTTTAGTTTTGTAACTTTTTAACAACCGATGACCGAATCAATCTCACATTTCTTAGACACCGCTCTCGCTGTTATCCTTGGTGTTATCGGTTGGATGATAAAGAAGTTGTCTGACCGCTTAGAGAACGACGAACGACGACTTACTAAGATAGAGGTTGAACTTGCTGCTCAGAACGAACGAGACATAGCTGTAG